ACTTGATTTGACGACCGAAGTATGGAACTTCAACCGTACCAAGCGAAGAGGCAGGAATTTGCGCAGCTTTCACCATGAATGGTACTTGTGCGTCAGCAGCACCATTAATTGGATTTGTTATCTGGACTTGGAAGAGTGATGCTCGTGCACCACCCCCTGTCAAAGCTCCAGCAAAATCATTTACGTTAAACGCCATTGTTTTATCTCCCGATTCTTAATCGTTATATTTATGCGCGACCAACAATCTCAGAAAACTCAACGCCACTGCGTACAGCAACAAAGTTCAACTGAATAAAGTTGATTGAACGGGCTGGTTTGATATAGATGTCGCCAATGAATTCATTGCGATCTACAACTTCACCAGTATTATTTGTTCCGTCACATACAACAACGAAGTCAGTGATACCACGACGACCTTGTACATCACGCAAGAAAGGTTCAACTAGATTCTTGAATTGACTTCTTGTGAACTCATCATTGAATTCGAATAAAGTAAATTTAGAAGCAGTAGAGATAGCCTTTTCTAACACGATAAACAAACGACGAACGTTGATTCGATCAAACGCAGATGGTTTGGCTAGTAACGTTTTGTCACCAAACAAGACAGTACCCTGTCCAGGAAAGGTTACAACTGGGTTGATTCCTTTCTTGTAAAGAGCGTCACGATCGCCTTTAGTTGGATTGTATGCCAACTTGATAGCGTTCTTGACATTACCACGATTGAAGCCAGCAGGCGAGTACCATGGGTCACGTGTATTGTCGGTTTGTACCATAAGACCAGCAGTATCAGCATTTAATGGAACATAGCGGTAAACATCATTGTACTTATCGTACTGATATTTCCAGCCAGAATCCAATACAGCGTATGAAGATGATGGTAATGAGTCACGGAAAGCAATAACGTCTTTAGTTTCTTTACCAGCATAGCTATTGTTGTTAACAACATCAGCATACTCAGGCGAAATAACAGCAAGACAATCTTTACGACTTTCAGCTATATTCGTGATTAGGTATGTTGCTAATGTAGCATCAGCATTACCACCCAATAAGAATGACACATCAACGTCTTCAGCAGATTTGAATAGGTCATATCCAGGAATCTTCTGAGCTGAAGTCAGGTCAGCGCCGTCATGACCCTGTGTGAACGAGTCAGAATCAACGTTTGCTGGGACAGCACCAGTGAGTTTAAAAGCGTCGAGACCAAAATCTTGAACAGCAGTTTTAGATCCGTCTTGTCCATAAAGAGTTTTAGTCGATGCACGGATAAACGATGATGATTGGTTGATCACATTGCGGTAGAAGTTTCCTGCGCCTTCAGACGTTTTACCGTCAATAGCAAGAGAAACGCCAGCGTATGTTTCTAACACAGCACCCTTAACACCAGAGATCAGACCATCTTCATCAACAACAGCGATATGAATCTCATCATCAGCGCCGCCGCGAGTTGCAGCAACTGCTGAAGTTCCAGGAGCGTCATCGAAGTTGTTGAAGTATTCCCATTTACGGATAAAATTAGTTCCTGCAGTAACAGCTACGCCGAGATATGTGTCCGCTATTGTTACAGTAACGATAGCAGTATCATTGTTAGAACCTGCTGCTGTTACTACCGAAGTGACAATACGACTTGAGTGGTCAGCATTTGTACCTAATTCCACTATGTCACCGACAGATAAATTAGCGTTTAATGCATTAGCGGCAGTATCTTTGTCGTCATTGTTGCTCCCAGCAGTAGTGAATACCACCGTTTTGGATCCGTTGGCAATAGCATAAGGCGTAGAGAGTGTTTCTTGCCATGCAGTTGCTGTAGGACAGATAGATGTTTTCAGCGAGTTTCCTAGATATCCAGGATATCTTGCATAGAACAAGTCAGCAGTTGGGATAGTTGAATCATCATTTTTAATTAATGCATCATCATCGCCGCCAGAAGCAGCATTCATTGCTGATGCGCCGACAATACGAACAACGTTTAATGCGTTGCCGTATGCTAAAAAGTTTGCTGCGGTGAAAAAATCAACCGCATTATTTGAGTTTGGTTTTTGGAAAACGCTCACGAGGCGGTCTTCGGTGTCTACTAAGACACGTTCCTCTACTGGACCCCAACGAAATTGCCCAGCAATCGCACCTTCGGTGGTGGATACTGCAGGAACAACCGTTGTAAGATCAATCTCGCTTACATTAACTCCAGGACTTACTTGGAATGGCATTGTTATTCTCCTTTGGAAGAGTTTCTATTTTCAATTCAGACTTTATATTTATAAAAACTCAAAGTTTAGTAATTGTCAAAGTTTCCGCGTGTTACATAATCTTGCGTATCGAATGGATCAGCTGACGGATAATCTATAATATTCTCATCTGGTATACCATCATCATGGAATCCAAACGGCAACATATTCTCCATCATCTCTTGATCCGACTTTTCTCTTAGTCGCATTACTGTGCTAATATCAGTCATATCTTTAAAATATGCTTGATCACTTAGCCATGCAAATAACACAAGGCACATAACTAGATCGTCATGCGCACCAGATTCAGCTTCATACGAATTCTTTCTTCTTGAAAACGTTGACAGTTCTTTTATGGTCTGGAAGTCATTGAGTATAAGCTGCTCTTGCTCGACTAACAGTTTTAGGATTGAACATCCTACAGCCTTAACACTCTTTGTTGTCCGTATACCTTTGTCGCACCTCTTACCAAAACCAGTGGAAATTCTTTTACCAGAACGTCCAGCGCTTTCGGTGTATAGAATGTTCTCATATTCATACTCATAATGTACTAACTCTGCAACCTGTTCTCCAATGTCGTTTATTTCGACAAGAACGGTTGCTTCATTATATCTTTTACCTGTTCTATATATTACTTCTGCATATTCAGCAGGAGTGATAAAGTTATCTCTATACACACAGACCTGCTCATATGGCATTTTTGTGATGTCTATTATCTGGAACGCAGAGTAATCAAGACCCTTTCCTCTAGATACATCAACGATACATGCGTATTGATGTTCTGGTTCAGGCTGCTTATACATTGAGATACCACTACCTTCAATGATAGGCTCTTGGTGGACTAATGTCTTTAGCTTACTGCCATCAATAAGTGTGCCCGAACTACCGAGAAATTGACACTCATATTCCTGAGCGAATTTCTCATAATCATAATCCATAGCCTGCAACGTTTCTTCTTTCCACGCAGCGTCACGTCCAGGAACATCATCCCAATTAACTTTGACAAACTGATAACCATTTGTGCCTTTACTCGCACCCTCACAGGTCTTGTAAAAATGGTTTAATCCATTTGGTGTAGATGTCAATAGTATCTTGGTCGTATTACCTGATGATATTGTTGGGAATACTGAAGCAAAGAACTCGTCCCAATTCTCAACGAAAGCAGTCTCATCAATATACAAGAATGATACAGACTTACCACGAATAGCGGATGAGGATGTCGCCGCAGCAATGATCTTACAGCCATTCTCAAAAGTAACTGAACCCTTGTTCCACTCAACAACACCTTGTTGCATCCATTGCGGTAATGCTTCATATGCTATCTTGATTCGATCTAGAATCTCACGAGCAGCGTCACCTTTGTTTGCTAATAATGCAACAGTCTTATGTTCGTTGAATAGTATGAAATGTAAGATAACCGCAACCGCAGTTGTTGTCTTACCAGCCTGACGCGATGTTACTACAGCCGCTCTACGATTATTAGTTATCTTCTCTATAATGTCGCGCTGATAATCATACAGGTGCATCGGTATTAAACCGTGATCTACATGAACAATCTGTATGTAGTTCTCAGCAAAATAGATTGGATCTCTAGCACATTTCACATATTCTGCGACTTGTTCTTGAGTCCAACTGATTTGAACGCCTTTCTTTTTTAGAAGAGCATTACCATTATATGTATCAACCAATTACAACAACGCCTTCTTTGATCAATCGATCTCTATTAGCCAGATGTTGTGCGTCAACGTCATCTTTTGATCCGCCAAAATAAGGAACAGCATGCCCCTCTTCGATCATGATCTTTGTGGCTGGACGCCATGAATCAGTTGAAAAATCGTATACGTCAAAGTCACCGAGTACACGACCAAACTTACCTTTCATGTCTTCGCCTTTCTTACTGACTTGCGTTTTGAGAATAGATGTTTTACCGAGCAATGACTTCAGTCGCGCTTTAGCCGCTAGACCGAACTGCTTCTCGACTTTATCGCGTGTGCGTGATTCTGGAGTATCAATACCCATGACACGAACACGTTCGCCTTTGAGCCAGACACCAAAACCTAAATCGATGTCTACGTCTACTGTATCGCCGTCAACAACTCGAATAATCTTACATCTATATTCATACATTTTTATCATCACCGTTAATTAGTTTTTGGAGATCCGCAGTGCTGCCGACATACAATGTGTTGTTGGTCACGCCAGCTGGGGTGTCTTTTGTTTCTTCTTCACGTAAAATTTTGACTTTCTTCTGTATATCGAGCAAGTCTTTATTCGCCTCAACTAAGGTCTTCGTTAGCTGAGAGACCACCTCGAACGCCCGAGGATGCTCGCTCGCCTTCGCAAGCTCTAATAGGTTATCTAAGGCGAAGGTTCCTTTCTCTATAACNTCATAGAGATTATCTCTTGCATAGTGGTAGTCTTTGGAGATGTCATCTGGGAGAGACTTAGCCTTTTCTTCAAAGTTGGCTCTCCTTAATGAGTGGGTGGGCGCATCATCTACTAGCTCTGATTCTACGTCAAATATCTCATTCAAATTATCTGTAACATTATTTTTCATATTATATATCTTAATCTAATTCTAATCGTCAATGCCGTCAAAAAAGTCAATCTTATCAAATGCATAGCCATATGTGCTGTCTGCATTTACTGAAGAATATGCTACACTCTCCGTAGGATCTGATGTTGGAGTGCCATCGCCTTTTACTCCAGGAGTCAATTTAACTCTACTGGATGGTGTTTCAGCTGATGATGGTGCGAACGCCACATTCGGTATGCCAATGTCAACAGTTGTTCTTTTGATAGTACCTTTATTGCTTGTTGGACCGAAAATATAACCCTTGACTGTGAAGTTAAAAGAGTATATAATAGCTCTGCGCGTTTGAAAGTCTCCCTCATATGTGTCTTCTATTGACATGCCTTGTAACACAGTTGGTATGTCGTAGTAGTGTCCAGTCTCTGGAACTAGCTTCAAACTATGTGTGTACTCTGGTCTAAAATAAGGAAGTATCTGCTCAACTACTTGTACCGCATCTTCATTATTTGCGAACATCCCATATAACGTTATATTTATGTCATATGGAACAGGTGTGAATTGAGAAACAGAGGAGTTATTATTTGTAGATGTGGTCGAGTTTCTTTGTAGTTTATTCAACCCTCTCTGACCAGCATAAGTCATATCTGTTATCTCAAAAGCAAGCCTTGGCAATTGAGTTGCGATTGCTTTATTGAGACTAGGATCCTGATTCAATCTTGCTAGAAACTTTTCTTTTGGACCATAAGCTATAGGGACACGGATAGACTGAACCGCAGCGCCGCTCGTATTGAAGCGCACAACGTCAATATCATTGAACATAGAGCCGAACATGATAATGTATTTTCGGATGGCGGCATGATTGTGATATTTACCGAACATATTAGAATCCTTCTCCGAATGGGTTCATCTCACTGAAGTCTACAAATTCAGCAGCCTTTTGATCAAACAAGCTATTCTTCGCAGCAGAGTCAGATGACTCAATACTATAGACTTCATCTAGAATACTTTCGCCGCTTTCCATAACAAGGTTATCGCCTGCTTCGTCAAGAATCTGATTCTGCATTCTATCACCAGAATACAAGTCTTCTATACTGTCAATAGTAGCAATACCAGTATTAAGGCGCTCGTGACTGTATTCAAACAATTCACAGCGAAGGTCATATGTTTGCAGAGATCCCATCTGATAGAAGATAGACTCATGCTCAACAAACTTAACTTCAAACAACTTATTGTTGAGCGGGAAGTATATTAAATCACCCTCAACTGGACGACCTGCAGCCTTTGTTGTATTGGCATCTTCGATCTCTTCAGTGAATCTTCTGCGCGAAACAGTAAGAGTCATCTCATCACGTATCTCGATATTGAACTTGGATAAGAAGTCGCCCTCACCATCAAAGCCATCTACAGACTTGATATACATTTCAATCGAGTATGCAGACAACGATTCAGCATCAACATCACCATTTGTGACAGCATCAAATTTAGACAATGTGTCTTCACCAAAGATTCCATCTTCGGCAATTAATGTTCTTGGCATATAATAACAATCAATTCCATATATCTTAATTGATTCAGTGACCAGATCTTCTATAAGATTCTGTTCTTCTGTGAATTGATAGTTATTGAAATATAAGTTAGTCGCCATTCGATTAGCCTATCATATCCATAGCTGGCATAGAGAATTTCTTCTGCACTTCTTCTTCTAACTTCTGGATCTCTTCATTCGCTTCATTCCAAATGGTTTGGCCATTAAATGTAATGCCTCCTGGAAGTTGCATGCCTTCAAACTTTTTGAGGTTTTCGCCCCATTGTTTTTTGATAAGCGCAGTAGCATATTGACGCAACCACCAGTCACTCCAAATCTCAGAGTTTGTAGCTGCATCGATAACCTGATAACACTCAGCGACAATGTACTCACCAACACTAACTCTTGACCAGTCCATATCAATGTGAAGTTTGTCTGTGTGTCTATTGAATCTTAGTGGCTGTTTCCCTACAAATAATTCTTGCAGTAAACCGATTCTTTCCATTGAAGAAGCGTAATTTTGTATTTGAGCGTGCGACCAATCATAAACATCATTCAATGTTATTTGGTAGCGAATGTTGAACATGTTGTTTGTGTTGAGACCAGTTCCGATAGGAAAAACATTTATCACGCCCATGATATTCTCAGGAACGGTTAAATACTTGTTATCTATATCTTCTTGTGTCACTTGATGTTTTAAGTAGGTTCTTTCGCTTCCGTCATAATGATAGTCGCGATAAAAATCTAAAGCATCATCAACACGATCATCTAATTGGTCATCATCAACATTGATTTCAACAACAGGCGCACCGAGTCTGCGAAGGCAGTATGCTACGAATGTTACTCTATTTGTAGGTTTCGACATATGTATAGCCTTTAAGTCTGGATTATTCTAGACTATTTATAAGAAAGATGGACATGTGTATTTGAGTTATTCAGTTTTGTACATCATATCATCCATCAATTCTTCAAATCTGTCTTTAATTTCATCTGTCCAATATTTTTCGCTGTGTTCTTGTATTGCGGCGAATGTCACTTCACATTCATTCAACTGGGGCGCATCAATAGACCATTCCAGACATTCATGAGTGTCATGACAACAATATAAAGGCATGTATATATGTGCACTGATGTATTGCGAATTCTTTGTTTTGTGTTCAGTTTGTAAAAATAATGGTTTGCAGACGAAAAAATCTCTGTTATAGTCTGTATCGGTTTCAAACCATTCTCCATGTTCTCCTTCTGTTATGAGGACAGAAGACAATATCTTGACGGTAGGTATGGGGTACGGAAGCGGAAATTCCCGCAAAACGTTGCCGCTACCATCAAATTCAAATATGGTGTTTGAGCAAATTCCCTCAAAAACCTTAATTTCCATAGGGCTTCTGCTTTGTATTTCCAGAAGTTCATCTTCTGAAAACTTTCTTAGCTTCCCTTTCTGTGTGTAATATGTCATGTGTCTGTCAACCTAAGCACGAATGAGAATAAGTCCATTGAGTGTTGCTTGCGATGTTGCTGTCCGCTTTGGTAAGATTCATACTTAGTCACTGCATGTTTCTTAAAATACGGCACTATTTTGCCAGCATATCCAGTATTGTCGGGGTTGTCCACGTCCTGAGCCAGCAACATAATCGTCGCAGATTGGCCAGCCAATTTGGTTTTGACGTGATAATTTCTAACTGCGAAAAGATCTCTATAATCAACGGTCGATGTCTGTGGGTTTGGTCTCAAATACATATCAGTACTAGCAGCGTAATCTGTGAGTCCGTTATAAACAACCATATCACCATAATTTAGATCTTGCTCCTCAGAATCAAAAAGATTATATTCATTGGCACCCCAATTACCAACTCCTCGATCTAATCCAGGTCTAGGCTTGTGTCTGAAAGAACCGTTTACTACATCCCACTTTCCTGGATATACAAACATTTCAGATACCATGTGACGGTTGTTCAGCGCAGCATTCTTGGTGTGTAATCTTATTTTACTTATCTCCGAAATTGGGAGATTGATGTGGTAAATATACCATCTAGCATGAGCGTTGGCGAGGCTGTCATACGAAAGATCATAATATGGTCCAGTAGCATTACCTTGCCTGAGTTGGTTCGACCACGAGGAAGAATAATTAGTACGATTATAAGTATCTATATAGTAATGCGCAAAATCGCCCACAAGAGCCGCTGGGACTCCAGTGCCAATCAAGGTCGGGTTTCTCATCGTGTCAATAGAACTGTAACTTTTGCTATTTTTTCCGAGATTACCTCCTTCATATGAAAAATAACCTGATGAAGTGCCACTTAGGGAATACGCGCCAATCGCTGCATGGTTGATCAAAACAGTTGTCCATTCATAATCTTCATACTGTTGGATCACATTAGAGGAGGTAATCTGGGACCATTGATCATGATCACCATATACAGCGCCAAGATCATATGTGTATGTCGTTCCAAGAGAGCTATTACCATAATCATTGAGACTTTTCTCCGCGAAATCCGTTTGTGAAGAAGATAACGAGTTTCGGATTCCTGAGCTAGACTGTTGCGTCATTGCTCTAAATTTTGCCCGCCAAGTTTCGTAGAAGACACGACCATCAACATCACTAACACTAGTAACATAGCCGTCAGTAGAATGTCTATAATTCGCAGTGTTTCTGACAGCATTTATACATTCCCAGAGCTGCGGTTTCTTTTGCGCTCCAGAAAAGTTAGACCATTTAATATCAGGCTTTTCAACATGGTTTGGGATGTTTTTGCTACCAAACCCCCCAGCTGCACCCGCTCTACCAACCATATATTTTTGTTGACTATTAGTATCGTTGGCGATTTCTGCCTCAGCTGGTATGCGATAGCTGCTAGGAACATTAGCCTTTCGTATGATATAATCACTTCTATAGATTATATCCTTAGCAATTCTTGAACTGTAGTCTACATCCTCAGAGTGGAATATTACATTTGGTAGAGACAAGATATTCTCTAAACCTGCTTTCGCATAACCTAACCAATAGTATAATGAGACCGTGCCATCTTCTTCATTCACAACATCAGCTAACGATTTACTTATATAATACACTTTCGGATCAGTTGATGGATTTCTAATGTATGTACCACGATGGTCTCCATCCAAAATAACTTCATCAGTTTTATTGTCGGAAGAGCTGCCTGCAGCGTAAAGCTCAGATCCAAGACCGCTGTCAGTGTATCTGATACTAGATGGTCCACGAAGACCCTGATTCGCGGATAGAGTAGTGTAGACCGTCCTGCCAGCTGGACAATCAACAGTCCTAATAACATTAACGCTTATAGGACTGGTATCATTGCCAGACATTACCTCTGCTTGAGCCACTG